TATCACAACATCCACACTATTCGATCCTCCAGTTCCAACTGCGAATGGATTGAGCACACTCAAACCCAAAACTCCCATATTGAAAGATCCTAACGGATCGCTCAACTTCATATGCGTGGTAGGCAATTGAAAGGGAATCACGAGTTCGCGAGCCGAGGAAACTGACGGATCCATTCGAATATGATGACACGCTGAGGCGGCCGTCAAAGATGCTCCTTGCCACTGTGCCACTCTTGTCTTTGGTAATAGAGGCACCCAGTACATAAGTAATTTTCCTGAATGATAACGTGTTCCGTTAACCTGTATTCCAACCACGATGTTTCCCCTCCAATAACGGAAAATTGAAAAGGGTATGTGGTTAACACTTGAAGGCATCCACAACTCATTTGGTGCATTGTAAGAAACTATATTCGTTCCAGCAGTTTGTGCGGTAGTCCAACTGTACGTTCCAACATACGTTGGGCGCTCAGCGAGGCCACTAACATCCCATCTCTTCTCAGACATGACAGTTGTTATCATCTTCGAGTTTACAATTCCTACAGTTCCTTCTTCATGCACTCCCACCTGGGTTTGAGTTGTCACACCCAAATTCCGTGTCTCCTCGATCTCAGGGAGCACTCCAGTATCGGCAGTCACAGACGATTGTGCAAAAACGGTCTCAACACTTCCTGGTGACATCATCATTATTGGCAAACCACAACGTTGTCCAAAATACTGATTGAAATAATCCCATTGGGGTAAAGCCAATGGTTGACCAATCTTTGAAGCTCCTTTCTTGATAGCATCTCGCATTGCCTTATAGGCTTCCCTCCCATAAAAGAAGTAAAACCTAAGAGCATTTGCGCAGTTTTCTTCCGTAGCCTCCAAAGGATCATCACAATCAGTAATCCAGTTCACCATCTCATGTATTGTGTTCTCATCCATAAGTGGTACATAGAATCCTCCCATCTGAGTTGTCCTCCTCTTTAAAAAAGAGATATCATCCAAACTCACACAGTCTTCCACAACCACTCCAGTCTTATCCGGTGGCGTGTAAACAATACCGTGCTGCGCAAATAATCTTGAACATGT